TGCCGCATCAATGGAACTGGTACTATTTTTGTAGGACGCCGGTCTAGTGACGACGCACAGCAACCTGTCACCTTGACTCTGATGGAGATTGCCCAATGAGCAGCGTACTGAAGGTCTCCGAAATCCAAGACCCGACTAACGGGAACAGTGCGCTGACGATTAATTCGTCTGGAAATGTTCATATGCCGGGTTCGGTAGTTCAGTGTCAGGTGCAGACTCAGACAATGGGCAACTCAACGTCTGGGGCCGACCTTGCAGCGGTTTCAGTAACCTCCTCTGGATTAAGCAATGCCTACGCAGTTAACACTGTCAATATTACGCCTAAATTTAGCGACTCAAAAATACTCATGCAGTGGGCTGGTCAATTCTACATTGACGGTACTCAGGGTGGCGGGGCGGATATATTCTTCACCAAGGATGATACAAATCTCATAACTAACGGAGGCAACAGAAACGCCGTGGGATTTGTATATACAGCGTCCCAATCCGACACAGACATATACGGTATGTGGTCTAGTCAATTTTCTTTCACTGCGGGTCAAACCACTCAAATGACGTTGAAGTGTGAAATAGCGCCATACAACGCCAACAAGGATGTTTATTTTCAGCACGACGGAACCACAACCCTGACGGTTTGGGAGATTGCACAATAATGGCAACAGTAGCAGACGCAATCGTGGCTCTCATCCCTGACGAACAGTGGGTGCTTCGTGGTGAGCCGACCACAGAGAGCGAGTTCAACGCCATGTTCCGCCGGATCATTGGCGTGGACGAGAACGGCACCGCTGTTGAGTCCGACAACCCTGACAACTGGGGTGTATCGTGGACCACGGTCTCTGCGAAGAAGGCCGAGCTTGATGCTGCCGAGCCGATGAAGCTGTTGCGCGAAGAGCGGAACCGCCGTATTGCCGAGACAGATTGGTGGGCCTTAGCGGATCTGACAATGTCGCAGGCACGGCGGGATTATCGTCAGGCGCTGCGTGACATTACCAAAAGTTACAACAGCCTTGACGACGTAGTGTGGCCGACAAAGCCGGAGTAAGTGATGAGTAGAGCGCGTGAATTTGCAGACCTTGCTGGATCGGCAGATGCCGGTGGTATCTCTGGGTCTAATATTCTTCATAACGGCGCAATGCAGGTGGCGCAGCGCGGAAC